GATATCGGCTGCACGATAGCTATCTGGATAAGGCTGGGCACAGCCGATGGGTTTTCGCGCGCGAAAAGGTTGCGCCGAATTCCGCACGTACGTAACCTAAGCTGCTGACCGACGGCTTTAGGGGCCGAGAAAGGGCTGACCGATGTACAGCCGTGAAGTTTTCGAGCGACTGAGCGACCGCGCGGGCGAGGCCCATCGCCAGGGCCGCGGAACCGCCACGTCCGTGTCCCAGAAGCAGATGCGTCTGGTCGCGGAGGTCGAGGACGAATTGCGTCGCGAACTCCAAGTCCAATCGCACGGCGTCGCCGCGCAGTAGACACGCCGACACACTGTAAGGCCGGCCAAACGACCGTGTGACCGTGCCGCGCAGCCGGTTTCACCGGATTTCTTAACGCCCAGGAGCTCTCGCTCCTGGGCGTTTTTGCGTTCTGCTCCGATGAACGTCGCGGCGTGGCCTCGATGTCAGGCCATGCACCCCGGTTCTTCGCCGTCGCCGATAACCCGCGCGCCGAAACGTGCCGCGCGGGCCGGCGGCGCGCCTCCGCACATCCGGCCGCTGCATACAGGCGACAACCGGCATGCGCGGGCCAACGAACGACCCCGACAACCGCAAGAGAGACCGAAAGACCATGTCGCAACAGGTCGACCAGGCCTTCATCCGACACTTCCAGAGCGAGGTGCACACGGCCTACCAGCGCCAGGGCTCCAAGCTGCGCCAGACGGTGCGCTCGAAGTCCAACATCAAGGGCGCCACCACGACCTTCCAGAAGGTCGGCAAGGGCGCCGCCTCCACCAAGGCCCGGCACGGCAAGGTGCCGGTGATGTCGATCGACCACACGCCGGTCGAGTGCCAGCTCGCCGACTTCTACGCCGGCGACTGGGTCGACAAGCTGGACGAGCTCAAGGTCAACATCGACGAGCGGATGGTGGTCGCCAATGCCGGCGCCTACGCCCTCGGGCGCAAGACCGACGAGCTGATCATCGCCGGGCTCGACGGCTCGACCAACTACGCCGGCGCGGACACCGACGGCCTGACCAAGGCCAAGATCCTGACCGCCTTCGAGATGCTGGGCGGCTCGGACGTGCCCGACGACGGCGAGCGCTACGCCGTGATCGGCTGGAAGCAGTGGTCGGACCTGCTGGACATCCAGGAGTTCGCCAACGCCGATTACGTCGGCGAGGACGAGCTGCCCTGGAAGGGCACGCAGGCCAAGCGCTGGCTGGGCACGCTGTGGATCCCGCATTCCGGGCTCAGCGTGAGCGCCGGCGTGCGCAGCTGCCACTGGTACCACAAGACCGCGATCGGCCACGCGTCGGGTTCGGACGTGACCAGCGACATCTCCTGGCACGGCGACCGCGCGGCGCACTTCGTCAACAACATGATGTCCCAGGGCGCGTGCCTGATCGACGCCGACGGCGTGGTCACCATGCGCTGCCTGGAAGCGTAAAGGAGGTCGCACGACCATGGCATTCCAGGCCCGTAACCTGAGCGTTCTCGCCTACGCCAACGGCTTCACGCTGTGGCACTACACCACCGTCGACCCGGCGGCGACCGTCGACACCAGCGGCTACTTCGACGCCGCCGCGGAGATGCTGCGGGTGGGCGACATCCTGATCGCCAACGTCGACACCGACGGCACGCCGGGCGCCGGTCTGTTCCTGGTGAAGTCGAACGCCGCCGGCGTGGTCGATGCCGCCGACATGACGGCGGTGGGGGCCACCGACACCGACTAGCGCGCCGCGCCGCGCCGGAACTTCTCGCCGGTACCCGTGGGTCCTCCTCTCCCTGTCCCTCTCCTCCCATTGGAGGAGAGGGAACCCGCCGATGCGTCCGTCATATCCAACGCATGCCCGTTGGGGCTGACGGCCGCAGCCAGTCCCCTCTCCTCCAGCGGGAGGAGAGGGCTAGGGAGAGGAGGTAGCCCGCCGCGTGCGCGAGCCGGCACGCGATCCACTCACCTCCATACCCAAGGATGTCTCCCCCATGGCGTCTTCCGCCGTCCAGCTGTGCCAGCGCGCGTTGATCGCGCTGGGCGCGCAGCCGATCGCCGCGTTCCAGGAGGGCACGGCCGAGGCGCGCGTGTGCGCCACCCTCTACCCCGGCCTGCGCGACGCGCTGCTCTCCGCCCACCCCTGGAGCTTCGCCACCGCGCAGGCGCGCCTGCCGCGCCTGGCGGCCCAGCCGGTCGCGGACTTCCGCAACGCCTTCCAGCTGCCGCCGGACTTCCTGCGCGCGCTGTCCGCCGGGACGGCCAGCCGCGGGCGCGGCGTCGCCTATCGGATCGCCGAGCGGCGGGTCCACGCGGATGCGGACGAGCTGATCCTAACCTACCTCTACCGCCCGCGCGAGGCCGACTTCCCGCCGTTCTTCGACCAGGCGCTGGCGGCCCGGCTGGCGGCGGAGTTCTGCCTGCCGGTGACCGAGAGCACGAGCCGGGCGGAGGCGCTGGGCCGGCTGGCCGAACAGGCGTTCCAGCGCGCCCGGCAGATCGACGCGCAGCAGGAGACCCCGGCCGCGCTCGAGGACTTCCCCCTGATCGAGGCGCGCCTGGGATGACCCGCCGGCACGTCTACAAGACCAACTTCACCGGCGGCGAGCTGGACCCGCACCTGCTGGGCCGCGGCGACCTGCGCGCCTACGAGAACGGCGCGCGCGAACTCACCAACGTGACCTTGCACCCGACCGGCGGCGTCTCCCGCCGTCCGGGCCTGCAGTTCCTGACCGAGCTGCCCGGCCCGGCCCGGCTGATCCCGTTCGAGTTCTCGGTCGACCAGGTCTACGTCCTGGCGTTCTCCAATTACCGGATGGACGTCTACCAGGACGGCACGCTGATCGCCGGCAACATCGCCGCCCCCTGGCAACAGGGCACGCTGCCCGAGCTCGCCTGGGTGCAGAGCGCGGACACGCTGATCGTCACCCATCCCAGTTCGGTGCCGCGGCTGGTCACCCGCGACGGCGCGGGCACTTGGTCGATCGCGCAAATGACGTTCGCCCAGGTCGGCGATCGGCACATGGTGCCGCACGCCAGGATCGCGCCGCAGGACGTGCGGCTGTGGGTCGATGTGACGAGCGGGACGGGCCAGCGCCTCTGGAATTCCGGTGACATCTTCGTCCCTGAGCATCTCGGCAGCCGCTTCCGTCTGCTGGACGGGGAAGCGCTCGTGACTGGATACGACGATCCGCGCTGGCTGGACATCGACATCACGGTGCCGTTCAGCCGGACCGGCTACGCCAACGATTGGACCGAAAGCGCGTACTGCGTGGCGCACGGCTGGCCGGCCATCGCGGCCTTCCATCAGAACCGGCTCGTACTGGCCGGCGGCGACGTGCTGCCCAACCGTATCTTCCTGTCGAAGACGGACGACCTGTTCAACTTCGATCCCGGCACCGGGCTGGACGACGAGGCGATCGACTTCGAGCTGCTGAGCGACCAGGTGAACGCGGTGCGCGGCCTCTTGTCCGGCCGCGATCTGCAGGTGTTCACCAGCGGCGGCGAGTGGCGCGTCACCGGCGATCCGCTGACCCCCAGCAGCGTCCAGGTCAAGCGACAGACCCGTGTCGGCTCGCGCAGCGACCGCTACACCGCGCCCAAGGTGATCGACGGCGCCACGCTGTTCGTCGGCCGGACCGGCGACCGGGTGCACGAGTTCAGCTATTCCGAGGTCGACGGCGCCTACCTCGCCGACGACCTGACCTTGCTCGCCAAGCATCTCGTCACCGACGTGGTGGATCTGGATTACCAGCCGTCCAGGCGCCTGCTGTACTGCGTGCAGGGCGACGGCAGCCTGGCCGTCCTGACCCAGTACCGGAGCGAGAAGGTCACCGCCTGGTCGCGCGTCACCACGGACGGGCAGGTGCGCGCCATCGCGGTGATCGACCCCTTCGTCTATCTGGTCGTGGAACGCGCCGGCGGACATTTCCTGGAGGTGTTCGATGACGCCGTGGCGCTCGATGCCGCGATGAGCGGCACCGCCGACCCGCCGAGCGCCACCTGGTCGGGACTGGATCATCTGGAAGGGCAGACGGTCGATGTCCTCGCGGACGGACTCGTGCATCCGCCGATCGCGGTGGCCGGCGGCGCGGTCATGCTGGACCGCGCCGCCGGGTCGGTGTCGATCGGCCTGCCCTACGCCCATGCGATCGAGCCGCTGCCGCCACTGGTGGCCAACGCCATCGGCACCGGCCACGGGATCAAGGTCCGGCTGATCCAGGCGACCTTCCGGCTGCTGGACAGCCTGGCCCTGGACGTCGACACCGGCGATGGGCCCGCCCCGATTCCCTTCTCGCAGCTGGGCGACCGATTGCTCGACCGGCCGGTTGCTCCCTTCACCGGCGACAAGACCGTCACCGCACTGGGCTGGCGGCCCGCCGGACTCGCCCCACTGTGGCGGATTGCAGGGGACCGGCCGCTGGCGATGACGCTTCTTTCTGTAACCACGGAAATCAAGGTGAACGACTGATGGGCGCCCTCGGTTCGATCGTCTCCCCGCTGACCCAGATCGGCACGCAATACGCCGAAACGGCCCTCCAACAGCACGGCCAGCGCAGCCAGCTCGCCACCCAGAACCGGCTGGATCTCCAAAACCTGCGCGCGCAGCAGGCCCACGAGGCCCGCATGGCGCAGGCCCAGTTCGACCGCGAGCTCGCCCTGGAGCGCGAGCGCACCCGCCGGGCCTGGGAGATCTACGGGATCGAGAACCCGCCGGCGGAGGCCGAGCCCGGACTCGTCCGCCAGCGCCTGGACACCCTGGCCGACCGCCAGGAGGCCCGCGGCGACCGCCGGCAGGCGCTCGCCGCCGCCCAGGCCAGCGCCCGGACCCGGGCCGCCGCATCCGGCAGCAGCGGCGGCACCAGCGCCAAGGCGATCCAGCGCAACCTGATCGAGACCAGCAAGGCCGACGGCCGGCGCCAGGAGCAGCGCTTCGCCGCCCGCCTGCAGGAACAGGACAAGCGCCACGCCCGCAACCTCCTGGACGCCGAGAACCGCCGCCGGCGCGCCATCCTGGGCCTGACCGGCCAGCTGGAACCGCGCGGCTAGAGCGCCGTGGCCGCCGCAAGCCCTCCACACGGGAGCCCCCGATGAGCGATATCGTGGTCGCCGACGCGCGGCCGTACGTGCAGTACGCCTGCGACGGCGCGCAGACCGTCTTCAGCTACCCCTTCCCGATCCTGGCCGCGACCGACCTGGAGGTCCGGCTTGACGACGGCCGCACGCCGGACGGCGTCAGCGTGTCCGGCGTCGGCGAAAGCGCCGGGGGCACCGTCACCCTGCCCGAAGCGCCCGCGGCCGGGCGCACCCTGACCCTGTTCCGGGACATGGCGATCGAGCGCACCGGCGACTTCGAGACCGCGGGCGCGTTCCGGGCCAGCGCGATCAACGCCGAGCTCGACCGCCTGACCATGCTGGTCCAGCAGGTCGAGGCACTAGCCGGCCAGGCGGTCAAGCGCGCCCCGGAGGACGCCGACACGGCGCTTGTCCTTCCACCCGCCGGGGAGCGCGCGGGCCAGCTGCTGGGGTTCGACGCGGGCGGACTCCCGGCGCTGACCCAGGCCGCCGGCCCACTGACGACGGCCGCCGGCGAACGCGCGCGGGTCGACTTGATGGCGGTGCGCGCCCGGCAGGCCGCCGCCGTGCCCGGCGTGACGGCGATGCCCGTGGTCGCCCTTGACGCCGCGATCGGCGCGGGCGGCGCCGGGGTCGCCGTCGCCCGCAGCGGTGCGGCCCAGCTGACCGCCTCCGACGGCACGCTGGTCGAGGCCGCGGCGAACACCGCGCGCTTCGACCGCGATCCCGCGACCGGGGCGCCGCTCGGCCTGCTGTGCGAGGGCGCGCGCACGAACCTGCTGCACGACAGCTTCAATCCCGTCAGCCAGACCCGCAGCCTGACGGCTGGCACCTACACCCTCTCGGTCCGCGGGACCGGCAGCTGCGCGCTCTCCGGCGGCCCCTCGGGCACGGCGTCCGAGGGCGCGCCGGTCACCTTCGCGCTGACCGGCACCACGTCGGTCACCTTCACCGTCAACGGCGATCTCGCCGCGATGCAGTGCGAGGCCGGGGAGAATTCCACGAGCCCGATCCGCACGCCGGCCGGTGGGACCGCGGCGCGCGCGGCCGACACGGTGGCGCTCGCCGACACCGGCTGGCTGATGGCCGGCCGGGGCGTCAGCCTGGTGATCGAGGCCCACCTGGCCGACGTGCCGGCGAGCGCGGTGCTGCGCCTGCTGAGCCTGGACAATGGCAGCGAGGGCGACCGCCACGACCTGCACTACGCCGCAGCGCTGTCCCGGATCGCCCTGTTCACGAAGGCCGGCGGCGTGAGCCAGGGCGACCTCGTCGGCCTGCTGGGCGGCTGGACCGACGGCAGCGCGCACACCATCGGCATCACCGTCGGCGGCGGCGCGCGCGCGCTCTACGTCGACGGCGCCAAGGCCGGCGGCGACACCGTCGCCGAGCCGACCGTGACGGCCGTGCGGCTGGGCCGGGACCACGCCGGTGGGTTCTGGGAAGGCCACGTCCGGCGGTTCCTGGTCTACCCGCGCGCGCTTTCGGACGCCTGGATGACCGCGCTGACCGCCTGAGCCGCCGCCGTCTTTCCCGATGGCGCCTCTTCGACACCCACCGGAGCCCACGCGTGAGCGATGCCACCCGGCGTCTGCAGCTGCGGCTGCTCGAAACCCTGCCCGGGATCGCCGAACGGGTGATCCAGGGCTACCAGGACCACACCGACAGCACGCCGCCGGAGGCGGCGGGCGACAAGGAGTTCGCCGCCCGCCAGAGCGCGGGCAAGGCCGCGCTGTCGCATCTCGACGCGCTGATCAAGCTGCTCCGCTGGGCCGAGGCGGGCGTGACGGCGGAGCTGGCCGACGGCGGCCCGACCGGGGACGGGCCGTCCGACCCCGACGCCCCGCGCCTGAACCGCCTGCTGCGCGAGGCGCGCGCCGCACTGGGCCGGCTGGAGGACGCGCGATGACCCCGCCCCGCCCGCCCGCGGGCGGGCGGATCGGCCGAGTGCCCGGGTTCGGCGAGTTCGTCTGGGTCTGGGACCGCCAGCAGGGGCTGAAGACCGCGCGGGTCCACCTCACCATGGCGCGCTGGCTGGAACGGGCCTGGGGCCGCGGGGAAACGCGGCTCTTGTTGCAGGCCTTCCGGTCGGCGGGCAAGTCCTCGCTGGTCGGGCTGTTCTGCGCCTGGCTGCTGGGCCGCGACCCGGACCTTCGGATCCTGGTGCTGGCGGCCGAGCAGGCGCTGGCGGTCAAGATGGTCCGGCAGGTCCGCGCGGTCGTCGAGCGCCACCCCTTCCTGGCCGCGCTGCGCCCTGAGAAGGCGCAGGAATGGGCGGCCGACCGCTTCACCGTCGAACGGCCCGGCGTGCTGCGCGACCCCAGCGTGCTCGCCCGCGGGGTGACCGCCAATGTCACCGGCAGCCGGGCGGACGTGGTGATCTGCGACGATGTCGAGGTGCCCAACACCTGCGACACGGCCGAAAAGCGCGCGGAGCTTCGCCGGCGGCTGGCGGAGATCGACTACCTGCTGGTCCCGGGCGGCCTGCAGCTCTTCGTCGGCACGCCGCACACCTACTTCACGATCTACGCCGACCGGCCCCGGCCGGAGGCGGGGGAGACGCGCGCGGTCCTGGACGGCTTCACGCGCCTGACCGTGCCGATCCTGGACGACCGCGGCTGGCCGGCCTGGCCCGAGCGCTATCCGATCGAGGCGGTGCGCGAATTGGAGCGGCGCAGCGGGCCCAACCGCTTCGCTAGCCAGATGCTGCTCCAGCCCGTCAACGTCGCCGAGGGCCGGCTGGACCCCGGCCGGCTGCGCCGCTACGCGGCCGAGCTGGACTACCAGGAGGGCAACGCCGAGGCGGTGCTAAGCCTGATCGGCGAACGCCTGGTCGCCGCCGCCTGCTGGTGGGACCCGGCCTACGGCGCGCCCTGCGGCGGCGACGCCAGCGTGATCGCCGCGGTGTTCCTGGACGCCCAGGGGCGGGCCTACCTGCACCGGATCCGCTACCTGACCCACGATCCGGGCGCGGCGGCGGAGCTCGACGAGGCCACCCAGCTGTGCCGGCAGGCCGCGGCCTTCGCGCGGGACCACTACATCCCGTCGATCAGCCTGGAAACCAACGGCCTGGGGCGCTTTCTGCCCGGGCTTCTGCGGAAGGAGCTGGCGGCCGGCGGCGTGCCCGCGGCGGTGCGCGAGGTGACCAGCCGGAGACCTAAGGACCTGCGCATCCTGGAAGCCTTCGACGCCCCGCTCGCCGCCGGCGCGCTCCACGCCCACGCCAGCGTGTTCGCCACCCCGTTCGTCCAGGAGATGCGCGACTGGCGCCCGGGCGCGGCCAACGCCCGCGACGACGGCCTGGACGCGGTCGCCGGCTGCCTCGCGAGCGAGCCGGTCCGCCTGCCCCGCGTCGCCCCCGCCGGCCGCACCCGCTGGCGGCCCGGCGCGGGCGGCATCGCCGCGCCCAGCGCGTTCGAGGTGTAGAGGCGGGAGATCCGCGTCCGCGAGGTTGGTACGCCGCCTTCGCGCCTCTCCTTTTTCGGCCGCCGTAGGGTGGATTCGCCGCGTCAGCGGCAATCCACCGTCTGGACGCGGCGGGCGGAAGGTGGGTTGCTGCGCGAACCCACCCTACAGCTTCTCGCCGTTCGCCGGGGAGTCCCACCCTCACCCTCCCACGGCCTTTCGGACCGCGGGCCCCTCCCTCTCCCCTCTAGGGAGCGGGGCCGTTCAACGCATTCTCAACACAGAGCGAGCCCATGACCTGGACCTTCGATCCCATCTGGTGGATCACGGCCGTCGAACTGCCCGCGCTGGCCGGGCTGTTCCTGCTGATCTGGCGCAGCCGGCGCGACGCCCAGATCGCGCTGGAGATCGCCGAGCGCCGGCTGGACGTGGCCGACACCCACGGCCGCGACCAGCTGGCCGCCTTCAAGGTGGAGGTCGCCACCTCCTACGCCTCGATCCCCGCCCTGCGGGAGAGCGAGGGCCGGCTGACCGCCCATCTCGTGCGCATCGAGAAGAAGCTGGACACGCTGGGATTCGGCCACGCCGGCCACCCCGGAGGCCGGCCGTGAGCCCGCCCCGCCGCGCCGCCGCAGCACCGCTCCGCCCGCAGGGCCGGCCCGCGCTCACCCCGCACCGCCCCGGACCCGCCACCCCGGACGCCCTCGCGGCGTGGCTCGCCGGGCGGCTCTACGCCCGCCACCGCGGCGAGCCGGTGCGCGTGCTGGAGGCGATCGCGGGCGTGCTGGTCCGCCGGCTGGCGCTGGACGGTCCGGCGGGTGCGCCCAGTCCCGTGCCCCTGCCCGCAGGCGACCCGCACGCCGCCGTCTGCCGCCGGGTCGCCCGGCGCACGCTCGCGGGCGGGACCGGCCCGGCGGAGACGGCCGGCGCGACCCGCTACCACAACGCCGACATCGCCCCGCCCTGGGCCCTGGACCGCGTCCCGCTCGCCACCGTCGGCGGCTTCCACTTCTACGCCTGAACGCGGGGCGGCACGCCGCCCGCGGCCGCGTCCCCGCTCCGCCAGCCGGCGGAGCGGGACGGGGTGAGGCGGTGCGCACGGGCAACCTCCTCACCGCGCCCCTCCTCCCAGTCGAGGCTGGGGCTAAAGCCCCCAACCGAACGC